TCTATACATCCTAAAACTTTCCTTTTTTTGGTATTTTTTAGTATAACCCGAATCAATAGACCAAATTCTCTGACGGGAAACCCCCAAAGCTTCTCCGATTTCACTTAAAGACTTGCCTAACTTTTTTAAAAACCTTATTTCCTGTTTACTTATCATTTTTTTTATCTCTTCTGGCTAATTCTTGTTTGGAAGCTGCTATAACATGAACAAATTTGGTAATTCCAGCTACCGAACCTCTTGCAAAAGAGTGTTCGTGAGCCAATTCCTCATTAGTAAATTTAGTTTCTTTAAAAAACTGGTTCTTTTCAATATCTATAAAGTAGTTTGCAATCTTCACTAATATAGTATAGTTCTTTTCTTCACTAAACTGCGAAAGGAAACGAAGTTCATCATTAGATAACTTCTCCAACAAAGCCCTCTCGTCTGACGTTAGTCTCATTGTTTACCTCCCAAATTAGGTATTATATTCCGCATTGTAGTATCAGGAGCAGCTACGCCTTTATTTACCGTACCATTAAAAGTACCGCCTTGTCCACCCTGCGGTGCTTGAGGAGGTACATTACCAGGATCTATTCCAACATCTTTAAGAATCTGTTGTCCTTCTGCAGTCATAGCATCAGCTTTAACACTAACACTTATATTAGCTGCTGGTTTAGCATTTGGGTCTGGTTGCCCAGGCTGTTGTGGTTGAGGCGTTGCACCTGGAGGTGGCGTTTGAGCACCTGCATTTTGTCCTCTCATCTGTTGAGCCATTATCTCTCCCGTTACATGATCTGAAAATATCTTATCTATATTAGGATCTTTAGATTGTTGAAAAGGTGGAGACTGCATAAACTCCACATGAACTCTTGTATGAACAGCACTTGCATAAGGAGTTGCTGGTACTTTTGTTCCCTGTATCATTTGCTGATTTTCCATACTGGCTAAACTAATTTGATTCTGTAAGAAAGCATTACCATCATTTTGAGTATTAGTATCAACTTTATAATCTGCTGGATTTTTGTCATAAGACTTAATAACTCCATCTGCTAACTTAACAATATCGTAAGACCCTGGTACATTTAAAGCAATCTGACTTAAACGGTCAAATAACTGTAACTCTTTATCCTGCATTAAAGGTTTAGAAATATCTATATTAGCGGAAGCATCAAATTTAATATCAAACCCTCCTCTTGCGGAAGGAACATAATATTCTGGTTTTAATTCAAAGAAAGAAAATCCCTGCGAAGGACTAATTTCTGGTTGTCCCGTATCACCGATATTCATTTGTTGGTCTTGAAGACGAATAGTTCTATATTGTTTAACATACTTTTGACCCTTAGAGTCTTGTGTGATAAGACCTCTTGCAGTCAACTCTGCAATATTATCTTTATACATTTGTTCATTTTCTTCACCGACTATTTTTTCGAGTTTTGGTTGAGGATAGTACTGAAGAATATTAGAACATCTAAGTCTTGCAAAATCAATTAAGAACTCTTTTTTCATCATCCAGATTTTTAAGTTAATTCTTTTTAACGCTGATTCTTTCATAATAGCTGCTTGAGTTGCAGTCGTAACCTGCGGTAAAGCTTCCTGGCGGGGGTTAATTCCTGTTGCAATAACCGAGTCATCTTCTAAATATTTAAGTCCCAGTTCTGTACTCCTCGGAGTATCACCATACTCGACAGCTTTAGAACCGTTTACATCATCTGTTGGTATCATGCCATGAGGTCTTGCAACTAAATCTTCATCATTTAACGATAAATTGCGGGAGACAAAAAACATCTTATCTATATCCAGATGGTTTCGGTCAATCATCATTCTTCTTAAAGTAGTTTGCTCATCATGCATACTTTCAAGAATTTCCGCTTCGCCTTTACCGTAAAATCTATGCTGGCGTTTAACATCTACCGCCCTTGCAAAAGGAAGTCTCTTGTGCTTATAAGGGTTAGCACCGTCTTTAATTAGAACATCATTAGCTACGATTACCAATCTATCCTTAGGTTTTTGTGCCCAATACCAAAGTACTTCAACTTGCTTACTCGTATCAATCCCCTGTGGGGGTTTGTAAAATTCGTAATAGTTTGTATCTCCGCCAGCTAGAACATACTTAGCATTATTTAAAGAATCCCAAGTCTTTCCCTGAAAGAAAAGTTTAAAATCATCTATATCCATTATGTAGCGTCTGATACAATCCCTTGCCCCAAACGAACCATTAAATCCCCTTGCGGTTTCGTCTACAAAAAAGTCCTGCAACTTAACCGCTTCTAAATAACAATCATCATAAACCGTAGTTTCTTTTTGCCCGACAATTTCTTTATTGTTTTTGTCAAGCGTAGTGTTATTTACTATTCGCTTATCTTCCCAGTAATATTCTTGCCCTATACCAGTTCCAAACATTAAAGCATCTTTTAAAATATTAAAAAAATTAATGTCTCCGTCTGAAACTTCCCAACAATAATCCCAAATATACTTCATTATAGTAGCTTTGGCTTCGTCTTCCTTACCACGAGGTAAAATAACAGGTCGTAAGTTCTGAGGTGCTATTTCTGCAAGTGCCGTTTCAATAACCGAGAAAGTCATTGGTACAACGTGATTAGATTGCCAACCCTTCCTATCCTCTCTCCACATTTCATACTGTTTTTCTGCTTTATCCCAAAATTTAACAGCATCCAATCTATCCTTTGAGGTTTTCATTTTCTCATAGCGGTCTGCATAGATGAATTTAACCGTATCCCGTTCTTCATCAGATGGGTTGTAGCTTCCTCTTATACCAAAAGTTTTCTGTTCAGCCATACTATATATTATACACTAATAGAGAAAATCCTTTCTAAATCTGTCAACTTTCTTTTTTGGCGGATGTAAAAGATCTAAAGAATAAGAAAAAGCATCTACTAAATCATCATGTATTCCTCTTGGAAAAGCCGAGAGTTCCGCTTCTAAATAAGGAGTTAATAAATGATTTCTTGGATGCCAAACTTTCATACCAGCGTACTGAGGTTGAAGTCCTCTAATACGAAGGTCTTTAGCCCGTTGTTCTGGTTTTAATTCTACTATAGGAAGATAACGTCTGCGTTTTTGCATTTCTTCCCGCAGGGCATAAGCAATAGCTTTTTGATAAGCTACTGTTTCAATCCCTACATTATTAGGATGCCACATTTCATTTAATTTAAAAACCTTATCTATTAATTGAGACGGTGTTAATCTTTCCCGTACCATATCTAATACAAAAATATTTCCAAAAATATCAATCCCCGAAACAACCATACCCGTATAATCAGCAGTCTTCTCAAGCGAAATAGCTGGATCAATCGTTAAAACCCTAGTTAGTTCTTTACCTTTAATATCTTCTGGGTCGTATTTTTGATACCACTCTTTTTGGAAAGTCGCATCCTTATCAGGTATAGGATCATTAAGATATTGGCTGGAAAATTCAAACCAACCCTTCTCATTTTTACGTTCTAAGAGTTCTTTCTGATCGAACTTTTCTTTCCATAAAGCTTGGAAACCTTCACCCGTTTCAAGATCCCCCTCGTAAGCCCGTTTAATCATTACATCATAATTTTGGATGATAGAATTTTCCTTATCTAGTAGCCAAGAATACAAATCTCCCTCAGACCAACGAGTCCCAATAATAAGTAGTTGACCCCCTGGTTCTAGTAAATCAAGTGCATCTTTATACCGTAGTTTAATTTTATCAATCTGTTCGGGGGTGCTTACGTTATCTCTTGAAACTACGTCATCTAATATAATAAGGTCTGGATGTGAACCGACTAAATTTGATTCAACCCCAGCAGCCCAAACGGTTGCACCTTTTATATTAGTATTTTTTCGTTTAATAGTTATACGATCCTGTGCCCATTCGGTAGGGTTTAAAGCAGCATCATGTATCTCAGGATAAAGCTCAGCAATCAATTCATTTCGGGTTAGTTGATTTTTAATCTCCGTTAAGAAATCTACTGCCATCTGCCAAGTTGCTGACATTATCTGAATCCTTATATCGGGGTTATTAACTATTCTAAATAAAGAATATCCTATTGTAATAAGAGTGGATTTTAAATGACCTCTGGGGATTAGAATAAGTTTCTTCTTGTTAGTATCATCTTGTACAAAATGACAAAGTAGTTTGTGAAACTCTGCTAATTCCTGTTTATCTTTCTCAATATCCAAAATATACTTATTAAATATGAAAAGATCCTCTGATCCCTTTTGTTTAATAAGACCGTAAGTAAACTCGGCTTGCTTTTCCAACTGTTCTTTAATTAATTTAGTATTATTGTTTTCCATTTAGATTACTACCTGGTAAGACTATTCCAGAAGCGGTTAAATGGTTTTCGTCTTTTCCTTTTTCTTTATTACCTATTTCCTGTAAGGCTTCGTTTATAATTCTATCAATCCCCTGTAGATCATAAAGAGGATTTGTCGAAATAGTAATCCCTTTCATAAACCAAAGGTTAGAAGTAAAATGACGGTATCCAAAAGCCATACCCTTAGAAGTTAGCATACAATCAATAATATAACCTTGTGGAATATCATATTCTTTAATTCTTCTACGGGCTTCATTTCTTAAAGCATCTTTGTATACGTTTTCGTTCTTTTTGTGGTCGCTTAATTTTGTTAAAGCTTCTGCGGATTTTTGTTCCTCTTCTTTTAAGATTCTATCGTTATTCTCAATGACGTGCTTAACAGCCTTATCTTCGGAGTCCTGTCCCATAGCCAAAAGTTCGTCTACAGCTTCTTGAGGTTTTAGTTTCTTCACTATCGGATTATACCATAAAAGTAAATAGTTAGTTTCCCACGACAAAACCTATATTAATATCCCTACATTTTCTTATTAGTAGAGACGTAATATACCAGAGTAATTTTTATAAACGTGGCTATCGTTTTCAATGCCTCATCCGTTTGATTACTTAGGTATCTGGAACGGTTTGTTTAATACCACTTAGTAATCTTACTCTACCGTAGGTGCAGTTTAAACCTGCTTCTTTACCAAAAAAAACTACTAGGATAGCCCCGCCGAAGCCGAACTATCATAGTAATTTTCTTTGAAAAAAAGTATTTGCATAAAAAAACAGTTCTTAATGAACTAATGATATAAATAATTGATTATCTTGACTTGCTACCCAAAAAGCTTTGTTTTTAATAGCTCCTAATTCTAATAATCTTTTTACTCTAAGTATTTTTTTATTTATTTTATGAACATCTATTCCAAAATAATGATGCGTAAGCCTATGACAACTACCACAAAGAGTAATTAGATCTTCTACCCTTTCATTAAATAGAATACTTTGATTATCATATTTATATCTTTTGTGATGAACTTGGATGCCTTTTGGAGAATTACATATTTGACAATTTGGATGAGTAGCTAATTTTTCTAGCCTTTTATTTTTCCAATGTTCAGTTTGTAGATATTGCTTATATAACATAAAAAGGTATCTCAGTCTGCGAAGCGATTAAGCCTTTTGCGAAGCATTACTCCGCAGACAAAAATACCTTTTAAACTTAATCTTACTCCCCCCGCTTCGCTTGTGGGGCTGGCGATTTCGCCAACTTGTCGTAGGAGTGCTGGACTATATCCAGACGTTTTAATATTATACACCCTAAGTCAATATTGTCAAGCAGCAAAACTTCCGTTAGTTGTTTTTCCATAAAAGTCTTGAAGTTTATGATTTTTACCACACCACTCACAAAGTTCTACTACGCCTTTTCCTATTCCTTTAATATAACCTTCGTTACAAATCACATTTATTTTTGTATTAGTATATGTTTGATTATTTACTTTCATAATCGGTTTCCGTCAGAATCAAACGAAGCTTCGTATTTAATCTGCTCAAGTTCACTTCGTACTTTCTCCAACCTCTCTTCTTCGGTTTTATCTACTAATGAATTACTAATATCTCCCAAGTTGGGAGCTTTTTCCCTAAACACCTGTACCTCCTCATGGATGCTTTTTTCTTGAAATAATACGATTTCCTCATCCGTAGGATTTTCTTGTAAATCTTGAAAGTGACCCCCAATTTCTTTTGGGAAACACAATTCTATTTCTTTTCTTCTTTCTATTCTTCTAAATTGGTTGATTTTTTCTTTTAAGTAATTCACGTAAGGTAAAATTAGTTCTAAATCAAGTTTTGTTCGTTCTATGTCTTTCATTTTTCTTCGGTGCTATATATACATCTCTACATAAATCTAAGCCCGAATAAGTGTCGTAGCGTTCTCTTAGCCTATCGTTAGAAGCATCTAATCTTCTTACCGTACTTCTACGGCCTTCATGGTGACAAGTATCAATCTTGCCTTGTATAAACTTTTCTTTACTCATGTTCTTTAACTCTCACCTTCTTAGCTCTTATAGCGTGTTGTCCTTTCTCATTCTTAGGCGGGGAGGGATTAATTCCATGTATGATTACGATATCCGTCATCAATTCTTCCCCGATATTTAGAATAACCTCCTCATCGGGAAAACCCAAGCGTATTCCCCATTTAGGAGTATGTTTGTAAATAAATTGCTCAAAACTGTAATCTGTATCACTCTCTTTCATTTGCTCCTCACTTCTTCTCTATAAATTAATGCTAATAAAAACTGTTGTGCATTTTCCTGATGTTTGAAGCCGATCATCCGATGCTCGTTGGGATATAAAAGAACCGTAAGCCCTGGTTCTCCGCTTCGTCTGCCTATTCCCATTTGTCTAGGCCAAGGCTCGCCTTTCTTATAAGTTCCTCCTATGGCGGCAATTTTTTCTTTACCACCCCGCTCAAAGGTATTCATTTCGCTTTGATGAGTGTGTCCTAAAAAGGAAACATCCGCATTAGGATACTCATATTCTAAGAATCTTTTGTTGGCGTTTGTAGGATTTAATTTAGAAGCTCCCCAATATCTGTGAGTCATGGCTATTTTGTAATCTTGCTTACCAACTTTAATCGTCAGCTCTCCTCCTGCGGTAAAAATAGGAATCTTTTTAGAAAAGTCCCTTGCGAAAGTTTCAAACCAATCCAAACCTACTATATAAGAATTATTATTGTGGTTTCCATAACTCATACAACCTAATTTACCATTTTTGACTAAAGTCTTTAACTTGTCTAAATAGGCTACGTTTTGTAATTGAGGTGGAAGTCCCGCTTCGTAAGTTCCTGTGGCAGCTTTCCCCATAGCGATAAAATTATCTATATCATCACCGTTTGTTACCATTCCAAAATTAGGGGTATCTTCTACAACTCCTAAATGTTTATCCAAAAGATCGTAGTCTGTATAAATTGAACCATAGTGAGTATCTGTAAAAAGTCCTACCGCAAAAGGTAGGTTAGGGTATTCTAGTTTAGGTTTCCAAAGCCCATGATCTACGCCTATCAAAGTCTCACGGGAAAACTCCTGATGACGTTTCAATAAAGCCGTTGCCTCATTATAAATAGGACTGGTTTCTTTGCTTATTTATCTATTATACCATTACAGGTTTATAAGAGGTTGGGGGAGGAAATCAATCAAACCTTTAGCTATGAACTAAAGTAAACTCCCATATTGGTTATTACGGGTAACCCTCCTCCAACCCCATCAATTATACACTAGGCTCTGCGGGTTCATCAGTAGGTTCTGCTGGTGTCTCCACTTCCGTAGTGGGTGTTTCAGTTGTTGTATCTTCTGGTTCTATCATAATCCTCCTTTCTTAAATATTATATCACTTAGTTTTTCTTACTAAGTAATAATACTGCTGCCCATATCCCAAATACTGCGAGCAATAATCCTACGAAACCGTATAATCCTTGTTGTAACTGTCCTGTTACAACTACGGCTGCGAATAACCAAGTTACCATTAATGCTACCAATGCCCATCCTACAAAATGTCTCATATAATTCACCTCCCTACACATAATCATCACTATTCATCTCTCCACGTTTCTTAGTAAGACCTGATTTGGGAAATAACGGTTCTTCCTTTATAAACTTTGGCACTTTAGCTTTTGCAACGGTTATAACTTTCTCAACTTGTTTAATCGGATCTTCCATTTCAAGCGAAAGAAACAGCTCCTCAACCATACCATTAATTGATTTGCGTTCATTAAAAGCTCTTTGACGTATTTGCTCGTGTAACTCATCACTTATCCTAATACTTATTCTTTTCATAATGGCATTATAGCACAATGATGTCTTGATGTCAAGTTACCTAGAAACTTATGGCGTATTCTTGGAGGGCACTACCTTTATTTTCTCTAAATAACGTATGGGGTAGTGGGGGTTGTCTAGCCTCATTATCGCTATCCTACGTCGCACAATATATCTTCTGCGACGCTATGATTAGATTGATATGACAATGTAATCAATTACATACTTAATAACTTAGGCACAATGGTACATAGTATAGGCTTATAGTAGCTGTAACACTTTGTTTACTCTTACTGTTCTATCTATTAACTTAGTTCTTTTATGTTTATAGTAATCTATGGAGTATCCTTTAGAAGTCTTTGAGTCAAGTCATTCAATCGAGTTAGTTCTTGTTTGAGTTCTGAATATCCTTTGTTTTCTGTTATCTTTTTAGAATAGTTTAAACTTATACTTTTATTTGAAGGTATTGCGTTATGAAGTTTTAGACCGAACTTGATAAGATCGCTTGCAACCGCTTGGCTTGGCTTTCCTTGCATATTAAGTTCTAAGCTATCTTGAAGTTTATCGGTAAAATAATCTTTAGTTAAACCTTTGCGATCAAGTATTTTCTCAATCTCATCAAGTACCATTGGATTATTAAATACTTGCTTAACAACTTGGTTTGCTACGTTGTCATTTTTAACATCATAAGCATTTAAAACGGCTTCTTTTTTGTTACCGCCATTTTCAACATAAGCTTTAGCTACCATTCGCATCTTTAAAGAGGGTTTGTTCAGTCTAGGCATACTTCAATTATAACACATTGACAATGATATAGTTTGATACGACCTAGAATGCCCTGTAATGTGTCTATAATATAAACAATGTA